AACTCGTCGATCATGCGCTGTTTTCTGGAACCATCTGGACCGTGTATCAGATAGTACTGAATCTCTTTTTTCATATACACGCTATATGTATGTTATTATTATGTTATTATTCATATTTTTCTGCAATCTAATAATAACTATGTTCGTTACTTAATATGTACAACATTATACTGTTACCTCGTTGCTGTATACCTCAGCAACACTCGGGTGTGCGATATCATATGTATTAGACATCACAAATGGATTGGGGTGTGTTTCGTATAGGTTTTCGAAAAAATCATCTGTTAGCGTGGATTGTAATACAACCATTTCGTCGTCGTTGATGGAATAGTCCACCTTTCCAAACGATAAATACACCTGCGGTCGAAACATAAACTGCTGAATGCGTTTGTACCGAATAAGTTCGTCTGCCATGCGCAGGAAATAGTTCTTTTCGTTGTCGATTCCGTTCAGCAAATTCGTCTTGGGCAAAACAATTTGACATTTTCCGTCGGAGACGACAGAGCATATCGGAGATTCAGCCTTGCATTTATTGTCGTCCGTTTTGGTGATACATGTGTGGATCTCGTTAATCAAGTTGTAGTTGTAGTCCTTCACAAATATAGCCATGTTGCCCACCAACTCCCGCAACTGGGTATCCACCGCCTCCAATTTTTGCGAATACATCATTCCGATGTTTCCTACGCTGGCTTCGATAACATCGCGATGAGACGTATTGTCCGTATCGTTTAACAAGACCTTTACTGTATTTCTAAATGCCTCATAGAACCGCGTTTCCAGTCTAATTTTTTTCACGAAGACTTCGCGTTCCTCGTCCACTCCCTGGTTTTGAACAATCACGTCGTCTGTAGATTTCAGTGCCGATGCGTTTTTGTTCACCACGTAATTATTGTTTCGCATATCCTTGAGATTGTCGTTTACATTGGATACTGGCTCGGGAACCGACAATTGTATAAATTGATTCGTCTCTGTGATGACTCCTACAATGACCTCGTCCTCGATGACCTTGAATACTGGCGAACACGGGATAAGTCCTTGGGTATCCTTTCTCACGTTCTGCAGAAACAGGACGGTTTTCTGGTAGTCTTTCCAGAAGTAGTCTTCTACCACGAAATCGTATTCGTAGGTATTGTTGATGGACGAGGGGTAACACGGGATCACGCCTGTTGCGTCAACGGTTGCCAATTTCACAAAAAGGCCGACCACTTTGCCTTGAAGGTTCACTGCTTGTTTTTTGATAGTATACCGATGTTCGATACACAACTCAATGAGTTTATCAAGTAAAATGGGGTGTTTTGCTTTGTATATGCGCGGCATGCTGGCCATGGGTTTACACATTTTCTCGTAGAACGGTTTGATGATCAGTTCAAATATATATTTGATTTCCGGACTCAGATTTGCGTCGCTGTCCTTAAATAGTTGGATGACCCCTTTGATTTCCTTGTTGTTTTTATCGAACACGCGGATGAGCGTGTATATGGGTTCGAAATACTCCCCTTCGTTGTATAAAATAAGAGTTGGTTTGTGGGGGTCATACATACGAGACGTGTAGTGATTGGTAGGACATACAACATTCAGGTCGTCTGTTGTGTCCGTGTGCGGCGATTTGAACACCACGAGATTGATACCGTTTTCAAAGAGAGACGGATGCGGTGTGCTAACGAGATCCCACAAATAGGTATAGTCTATCTCTACGGTATCGTCTTCGAGGAATTTCACAAACTGTTCGAGGGAATTACACGCCTTCTTGAAGAACCTCACCTTGGACTCGTCGTTTCTGGTTCTGGCATACAGACGACTTTCCCTGTACTTGGGTTGTGTGTCTGGAACGACCACTTTATCGTTATAAAATTCTGTCACCAAGTTGCCGTTTTGATACGTAATGAAATTGTCTAATGTAAGCGTAGACACAATTTTGGTTTTCAATTCCCGTATGGTAGGTACGGTGCCTCCATTTTTTACGTAGTAAAGCGCATCTGATATACAGGCGACAAAAGACTGGGTTTTACTATATTCCACTCCATGCCGCAACACACACGGTTTTCCAACCACGCACTCCGTGTGTTTGTGTTTTAAGATTGATTGGATGTTTGTGGGGAGGTATCCCCACTTGTCCTGGTTGAGAGGAAATTTGCCAGGACCCAGTATATAGTCGTCCTTCTCCGTCTTGGTCTTTTTTGCCACTTCTTTCCCCATACACAAGCGTTTCTTTCTTTCCACCTGGCTGTCTGGTTTCCAGTTCTTAAAACAACACGGAAGACAGAGTCCATCAGGATGCTTCTCAGGGATAAGTCCTGGATAAGGTGTTTGCGAACCGTCCGCAGGGTTGCTGAATTCATAAATATACTTGCCGTCGGGAACTGTTTTTGCTTTCAGTGGGATTATCTTGTCCTCCAGTTGGTTGTCCTTTATCTCCTTGGGGGTGATCAATGTGTTTCGCTTCAAATCCCAGTAACGAGGACAAACGTAGTAATACTGGTTGTCGGGCGTAGACCCATATTTCATGACATCTCTGTCTTCTCGCAAGAACTCTGGGTGGTTCTTTTTTATCTTATCCATTTCTCCCTGGGTCAAAATGACAGGCTGTCTCCGCACGTTCTCATGACATATTCTGGAATACTCCTTGAATTTTCCCTTTTTCTCGGTCATAATCAAGGCCGGATCTCTGTCTTGCATTCTTTTCTGAAAGTAATACGGATTGTTGAGTTTCATCCCTTCGATGTTTCGCACCATATTATCGTCGTTATCGTCGTTATCGTCGTTATTCATGACAGAAGAACTGGGTTCACCGCCCGCAACCATTGGTTTGTTTTCGCCAGAGGTCTCACTTTCTTCGTCGCTCTCCTCATCTTCTCCGAAAAACAAATCCAGGGCGTCTTCTGTGTACTCCGACCCATCGTCAGAATCGTCCACTGGTTCGACATCATCGCCAACCACCTCTTCGCCAGACTCAATCGCTTGGTCTTTTTCCGCATCCGCATCCGCATCCGCATCCGCATCTACACGTTCATTGTATGATTTGTCAGTTTCGGGAACAACCTCGTCAAACACAACGTTCTCCTTGTGGCGTGTGCCGCATATCGCCTTAATGGTCTTGGGCATAACCCCCATCTTTGTTTTGAACTGGGTAAGTTGTATTAACGTATCGATGTATATCGGAACAAGTCTGAGATATTGTATATCGTCTATGCCCTTTATGGATACCGTTACCTCACTGGAGATAGCGTTAAATGTGATTTGCGTTCTGAACCCAGGATTCGATTTTAAATCTATGACATTCTTTCGCACTCCTCGCTCCACCTGTAGTTCACTTGCGAGTTTTCCAACCAGATCAATTGCGTCGTTTTGAGTGATATCGGGGTAGACGTCGACCAGTTGTACAACAATGTCTCGATAATCAGTGCCTGCTTTTTGTTTCTCAACGATAAATGCCTCCATGCTCGTCATTTGGTTGAAATTGGCGACTCTTTTATACCGGGCAACAATCCCCTCTTTGATGTTGTCGTTTTCCACGACAAAAATGCTCGAAACGCATCCGTGGATGTTTTTCAGATCGATGGGCTTTTTAATGTAGATCGACGATTCATACGACATGTCCTTTATATCTGTTGTGTTGTGGTAAAGGCCATTGTATATACTTATGGCATAGCCATGTTGTGCAAGATACTCGCGAAACAACTCCAGTTTGGGGTTCAATTTCGCAAACAAGAGGTCGTCTAACTGTTTTTCGCTGACAGGTTCAGAAAAGGAGATGGATACGCTTATATCGCCCTGTTCTGTGACAATGCACTGTGCGTTCAAGTCTTCGAAATACATAGCGACGGAGTGTCCTCGAGGTACCACCGTTTTCACGAACCCGCGTATTTTGGATTTTGATAAATACGGTATTTTTCTGCCGTCTACGCTCTTTTCGTTTGCGTATAGACGAATCAGCTTTTCTTGGCCGTCGCCAGGATTGTATTTTACAAACGGGGTGTCGACGGAAGCGTGGTATATCTTGAACAATACGTCGGTGGGGATCTTGAGAGAATACATTTGACGAACAACCAGCTGTATGTTGCGGATTCCTTTGCTGACGTACGAAAGTTTGTTTTCGGATTTGCCATGTATGTTGTAAAAAAGGTCGACGCTCTCGAAAATGGCTGGTGTGTATTTCAGCTTTGATTCCTCAATTAGTTTGGGGCGTTCATCGTCCAGCATGTCGATGTTACGGATATCGCGGGTATAGAGAAGCGGGTAATAAATGTGTATCACCGAGGGGATGTCGCGATACAACAATATATCTTTGGCGAGACACAAGTAAATGTTGTTGTGAATAACACCGCCGCCACTAAGAAGCAGATTGTTGTTCAGAGTGTATATATTTTCGCGAATTATCTTGTCGACAGTCGCGTCTTCTTGGCGAAAATCAAAAGGGTTACAAACGAACGGATATTGTCTCTCTTGGATCACGTGCCTTTTACCCAATGGTGAGTTTACCCATACCTTTTTTCCATCTAACCCCAGACCCTCCAGGTCGTTGTACGTGTACACGCTTTTATCTGGTATGTCAATCTTAATGCGATTTCCATGAACATCCTTCACTATATTCATGAAAAAGTAGTCAAGTCTGTTTCGCGTAAGCTGAATGCGACCGTTTTGCGTGAGTGCGTTATAAATCATGGTCATACTGACAGTATATTCTTTCATACAAAACATGAACATTTCTTCGATTGACGACGTGTTTCCAAGTTGATGCATAACTTTGGATTTAATCGTTCCTATAGCATCGTCAGCATGGATGGACTGGGTTGAAAACTCCACTTCTATCTGTTCAGATTGAATATACGCATGCTCGTCCTCGTTAAATATTGTGCGAAATAGTGCGTTAGTTGGGTCAGTTTTAAACAAAGCAGACAGATCAGATGGGTTACTCCCAGAGAAAACGTATATTTTTTGTATTCTGTTTACACTTGTTAAGTAGTTAACTTTGTATATATCCATGTATATTCTATATATAATATATAATAAATCGTTTATTATATATTTATCACATTATGTATTTGAATATACCATAACTCATCTCGATAACTCATGCTACAAACATTACATGTCGTAGTATGGGTTGTCTGTGATAGTCATGCCACAGTACTCCTGCGGGGTTTCCTTGTAGTTTTCTGGCACATGAATCTTGGCGTCTTTCGCGTTCTGAAGCAAGAACTTGAAGTTCCCCCAGAACTCTGCTTTGTGCCCCACCGACTTGGTCATGATATGGGCCAATTCGTGGATCGATACAAAGGTCAGCGTGTCTAAATCAACGAGTTTGGTGTCGTTGGTTTTCTTGTTTTTGTTGAGACAGAACGCTACCTTTTCCCCCTTGTTTTCGCTGTATGCGGTCAATTCGCTTGTGGGCAGGGTCTCTGTGATTTTTTGGGGATTGAATCCTTCTACCAATCGTATGACACGTTCATCATCTGGATACTTTTGACCCATGTAGTAGACTAACATCTTACAGTTGCGTGTCACCTCTGCCAACAAATCGGCGGCTTCTTCCATCCTTTTTCGTTCCCTGACACAGTACTTGTTTCCGTCTACCGATGAAATGATACACTTTAAATTGTATGCGTCAGATTCGAGATAGATTTTAACACACAATATCGCTATAAAAATGACTACGAGACATCCTAAAATATTATTCAGCATGGGCTATATACTTACTGGCGATTAAAAATAGACATGACATAGTTGATGTGTTGTCTGGACAGAAACAATGTATGGTGTGCCTTACAAAGGGCATGGTTCTAATATTCACCCCTTGGTTGCTGCCGAGGGATACCAGATATCATAATTAGGATGTTCTGTAGCAGGAATGGTATGTATTTCGTATGAAAGATGCGGATACCGTATTTTCAATGCCTCCTTCAATTGGGGAAAATCCGGGGTTTCTCCAGGAGGTACTAACGTAGGATGAAAAAAAATACTTATAATGAAAATAATATGGTTAGACGAATCAGATAGGTAATCGCGAAAGTTTTGAATACGGGTATTGTATCTCTCTATAAAATGTTTAAAATTATTGTTTGAAAAATGACGTTCGCCTTCCGCCCACCCCTCGTGTATATGTAACGTATGACCTTGGTT